TATTAAGATGGAATGGAAATGGACTAAAGGCGAACCATACGAAAGATCCCGGCGTTTAAAACATGTCCAAGAATTAGAGAATAAACAGTTTAGCAAAGATATGGACTCCGCGGCATTTTCATCCGCGCTAAACCATGATGAAAATACGTGGGACATATTGAACCAAACACAGGCCGGCGCTGGAGCAGGGTTTAAGTCCTCCAACAAACGGGAGGAGTTGGATACTAAGATTGCTGGAAGGGATATGATTCAGCAAATTGGTTTCAACCCGTTTTTAGGGGAAAGTAGTTATGTGAATGATATTTCAATAAGAGACCAGTTTTTAAAACCAGTTAACACGACACAGGGTGAGAATCGGGCAACCGCAAAAAATGCTTAGACTACCATTAAATAAGCGATCTGGAGCACATAGTGTACATTAATCGGTTCACAAAGTAAGCGACAAATAAGTTAAATCCAATTAGAGTGCCGGTTTGAATGTGCTTATAGTCAAGTGTTCGGAAATTCTTTAGTATATAAAACAAATCCGCAAACAATGTAAACACCAAAACTGCGAAGAAGAGCATAGACAATATCAAAAAGTACATACACGATTGCTTGCTCAAAGGGCCAAAAAACGATGCTATGAAGTCTCGCATTTATATATAATACAATTAGCTTTTATTTTTACGAAATAAATAGTATTTTTCACAAACGACTTAAATAAAATTCAAACATTTTACATAATGAGTGCGGTTGCAAATTATACTACGCAAAACGAATTATTACTAAATAACCTGTTGGAGTTCTACAAAACAGATAATCGCCTTAGTAGAATGCTAAAGATTATTACGGGTGAGTCAAAAATTTCTCTGCGAATCGTGGATTGGTTTGCTACAAATTATGCCAAGAAATATTATACGCTGTATCCAATTGAAGATTCTAGCGGCCACCTAATCCGGTTCAAGGTTTACTTTGATTACAAACTCAAATTGAAGGCCTATTCTAAAAAGCGTTTTGACCCCTTTTGTCGGTGGGACAGAATAAGCGTTCCTTATAAAAATGGTACATGTATAGAAACTACCATTGGGCAGCTGAATTTCTTCAAGTGGGCAATTGAAAATAAGGTAATTGAATACATTGAAGAGAATTACGATACAATTGAGCAGGACATGAATAGTCGCAATAGCACGTCAAAGAGAAAGGAAACTATAGCCGAGCATGCCAAAACCCGGAAGAAGAGAGAGGAGCTGTCCATTTCTGCCATAAAAAGCATTAAGAAGGAGGAGGTTGAGATTGTTGTTCAGTTTCATTAATCTGGTGCGCGAGAACTACTGTTGATAAATTGCTGTTTAAGTAGCTATTGCTTAGGTAACCAATGTTGTCAGTAAATTTATTTTTTAAATATATGCGTGGTATAATATTTAAAAAATTAGTTAAATGATATAGTATGGGAAATTCTCAATCAATTCAAAAAATCAATTATGAAGATATTCAATATGTAATAAAAAATGCAGAAGCAAATAAATTAATTAATACGCTACAAGAGTCAGACCAGGGTTGCCTTCTTCCAAATACCGTTAACATTCATAAAGAGGCCGAACTTATTAATACTTTTATTAAGACAAACCACAAGAACGTAAAAATAGTCATTTACGGTCGGAATTGTAACGACGAAACGGTATATGACAAATATAAGCAGCTTGTTTCGCTGGGATTTTATAACGTATACATTTACACGGGTGGATTATTTGAATGGCTCATGTTGCAGGATATATATGGAACAACTGAATTCCCAACAACACAAAAAGAGCTAGATATTTTAAAGTACAAACCCCGACAAACGTTAAATATGCAGTTATTAGAGTATTAGGCGGCGCAATTTGGCGTGTAATCTTTTACCGCAATATTAGACAACTCATCCGCCCGCTTATTAAAATTTCTTAATATGTGCTCGTAGTGTACCTTAACGAACCCTTTTTCTAGTGCCTTTGCGGTGTCATATAGATCAAGTAGGTTTGGAGAATTACACTTATATTTTCCGGTCATTTGATTGATAACAAGCTGACTATCACCTTGGACATGAATTTCCTTTATGTTCATCTCTAATGCCTTTTGCAGCCCCAATATAAGCCCGGAATACTCCGCACGATTGTTGGTCGCATTAATGCCCACAAATAGGGTCCCGCCCCAAATTTCATCATTCTCGTGATAGATGGCTGCTCCAGCTCCGCATATCCCCGGATTTCCCTTGCTACATCCATCAAAGTTCATCCTAAACGCAATTTTAGAATACAGTTTAGGAGGGTCGGGCTGAATCGCGGATTTGATATGTGGCAGCATTGGCAATTATTATTACAACTGAATGCCGCGTGATTTCAGTTCATTTTTATTTAAAATGCTAGACGCGCTAGACATCTAAGACTTATAAGACATACAATAAACGTATTAAATATATTTTATGTAGACTAATATAAAAAGGATGCTCCAACTGCTATTACTACTCGCGTTATTTTCAGCTGTCGCATTTGCCGATACGGAATGTCCTGCGGTAACCGGTATTGCCGATAGACGCAGCGATAGGACCAAACTACGCATTGTTCAGTATAATGTGGAATGGCTATTTATTGACTACTATAGTGAAATGAATTGTCCGGGCGATGGCTGCACTTGGAAGAACCAGACTGAGGCGCAAACCCACATGAGTTCTGTCATAAAAAGAATCCAGGCAGTGAATCCAGATATAATTAATTTTTGCGAGATAGAGGGGTGCGATGAGCTCAATATGTTAAAGGCCCAACTCGGTTCATCCTATATGCCGTACTTAAAAAAAGGCACTGATAGTAGTACTGGGCAAAATGTGGGCATGCTGACACGGGTGGACCCGTCAAAAAGCCTATACAGAACAGAGGACCGATATAATTATCCAATTCCTGGGTCAAAGTGCGGCTATACAGGCCCTCCTAGTTCATCCGGTGTAAGCAAACATTACATTACGGAATTTGTGTTTAATGGAATGAATATTGCCTTTATTGCGGCGCATCTGGTGGCCATTCCGACCGAGTCGTCAAGATGTGCGCAGAGAGAGGCGCAGGCATCTGTTCTACAAGGCGTCATCGCTGATTATATTCAGAAGGACTATGAAATAATTGTGCTTGGTGACCTTAATGACTTTGACGCAGAAGTGCCCGACTTAAACAGTGATAAGCCAACGTCAATGGTCTTGGATATCTTGAAAGGATATAAGGGCGATCACGCTGGCAAATATGAGCTTTATAGTATTGCCGAAACCATCCCGCAAAAAAACAGATATAGTGATTGGTGGGACTCTGACAACAACTGCAATACATCGTCTAATAATGACTATTCAATGATAGACCATATATTGGTTACGGATGCGATAAGGAAAAATATCGGCGATACTTTTATTTATCATGAATATGACGAATATTGCGGCAAATACGATTCTGACCATTTTCCAGTTGTACTTGATATATACACACGATGATACTGTTTTTATGCGTTTACATTACTAATAATTAAATATAGTCGCAACACGTTATTTCAAAGGCATTGTTGTTTAGCGTGATACGAAATGGTTTGCCGCAGCCGTAAATTAGACCCTGATTCGCATAATCATCGCACTCGGCCTTTGAAGCGTGTGGGTTAACTTGTATGCCAGTATTTTTAAAAACGCCATGACGAAATATCCCACAATTTAATTGTGAGATTATTATAAATTCATTACAGTGCGGACAGATGAGTACTGGTTGGTCTTTGATTACGGATGCCATATAATAAATATTAAATAGTGTTTATTATATTTTCATTATACATTATATATTTTCATTATATATTTTCTGTATACATCTTTGCCTGCTTGGTCAGATCGTCCTTTTTAACAAAGTATTCGGCATTCATTCCACATAAAACCTTCATATTTCTACAATGCCTTGCTGGCTCGTAATAAATCACCCCTGAAACAATGTCTTTGACTCCAAATTTTGTACACTCGGGCACTTGTTTTGTAATAGAATTAATAATCTGATTTCCCTGTTTATAGTATATACAGTCGACGCACGCGGGTAATGTCAAATGCTTAATGTCATTAAGAATGCGCGTCGCTCTCATTACAATACATAATATAATTGTTTTTATATAATAATATTGAAAAACATTATTATACGCGGGTCAACATGTAAAATGGAATTATAGAAAAAAGAGCGCGACTGCGCCCTTTGGGGTGGGGTTATTAATGGTAATATTTTTGTTTGTTTGTTTGTTTGTAATTTACGCGCCGATAAACGCGCTTATATCAAAGACCCAGTCGTCCAATTGCGCTTTATTTTCATAAATGTCAATATTTCCGTCCAATATTATTTGATTGCCGCAAACACATTCCTTCGCGGATAGGTCTAACATATTATTGTGATATTTTGAGCATTGGTCCAAGTAATCCAACGGAATATTGCCCTCTCCGTCTCTTGAGCGCTTGCCAATTCGCGCATAGCAATTTTCAGGATCAGTCTTAACATAAATTACCTTGTGAACCGGAAATTCGCCAGAAAACGTATCAAACCAGTTCAAATATATCTGATAATTTACATGTTCAATTTTTCCACTATCATAAAGCATCTTTGCGAATACCAACTTATCCGTATATAAGCTTCTCTCCGTTATCAAAATGGTTCTTTTTACGGAGTGTTGCGAATCACTAATGTTTTTAAGCGCATCTCGCAAGACCTTTAGTCTGGAAACATATGCCATCATTTGGAAGGCAAACGAATATTTCTCCTGGTCCGCATAAAACTTTTCTAAAATTGTCACGCCGTTTTCGTCTGTGATTTTTTCCCATTCGTCAACGGGCTCCTTCAAGAATACAACGTTCACATTATCGGCATATGTCTCGCGCAACTTTGCTAACAAAGTTGACTTACCCGAGCCAATATTCCCTTCAATAGAAACAATCGTGTATGCGTTGTTAGACATCCCGGCAATTATACATAATACTCCCATTTTATTTATATTCTTTCAACTCAATTTTAAAAAAAATTGAAATTAAAATAAACTTAAAGATATAGATATAAATTATAGTAATCGCATCACAAATGGATTTGAAACAACGAAAACTCAACAAGTCTGAATGGGAATCCATTGAGGTTCCTGTTTCGCCGCAAGAAATAGAAATTTTAAAGTTAATTATTGCCGGGTATCACAACGTAAATATCAAGATCAATAACAAAAATTCTATCTTTACGTTCTTAAAGCTAGAATATTCAGAAAAAATGGAGGATTATCTGTATAATAATTATTTGCGCGAGCGTGGCAACAAGGTTGAAACCGAATTGAAGGCTCTATGGCCTGGTTACAAGGCAATGAAAAGCGACGCGGATGTTAAATTAAATTCGGGGCAAAAAATGCGCCTGGAACGTTTTGATGAAAATTCGTTAAAAAAGAATGACCTATATGAATTTGTGCTTTTAAGTCACATAGAAAATATCATTTTCAATAAAAAAGGGGGCCACGTCAAGTTATTCCACTTTCACTACTTCACGCTGTATAAATTGATTAGAAATAATATCTCCAATGTTAACCGCCACATTAAGGAGCTCGCAAATCGCGTACTAATCATGTTAGAATCAAGCATCTCATTGTTATCCCTCATTGAGAATGGTGTAGAGTTTATAGAGAAAAATGAAAATTTATTGAAATATAATGATTTGCTCTTGTACGAACACCAGAAGGAAATATTTACGGCGTGTAAGAGTCAAAACCCCAAGTTGGTGTTATATATGGCACCCACTGGAACTGGAAAAACGCTTACACCTATTGCGTTATCAGAGAAGAAGAGGATTATATTTGTTTGTGCGGCAAGACATGTGGGATTAGCGCTTGCGAGGGCGGCCATTTCTGTCAACAAAAAGGTTGCATTCGCGTTTGGATGCGCGAGCGCCGACGATATTCGTCTGCATTATTTCGCAGCAAAGGAGTACACTGTAAATAGACGCACTGGCGGGATTGGAAAGGTTGACAATAGTATTGGCAGCGAGGTGGAGATTATGATTTGCGATATTAAGTCATATTTGCCTGCCATGTATTATATGCTAGCGTTCTTCAAGGCCAACGACATTATCATGTATTGGGATGAACCCACTATTACACTGGACTACGAAGAGCACGAGTTTCATGCGACTATTAGAAGAAATTGGAAGAAAAATTGTATTCCTAACGTTGTGCTGTCGTCAGCAACTTTGCCAAAACATGGCGACCTGACGGAAACGCTGCCGGATTTCTTGAGTAAATTTCGCGGGGCCGAGATATGCAACATTGTTAGTCATGACTGTAAAAAGTCTATTCCTATAATCAATAAGGACGGGCTTGTTATGCTACCGCATTATTTACACGAGTCATACGAACAAACGGCGCGAGTTGCGCAACACTGTGGCGAATATATGACTCTTCTGCGCTACTTTGATTTGAAAGGGGTGGTAGAATTTATCACGTACGTTAACTCTAACGGATTTGGTACCGCAAAGACTCGGTTAGAACGCCATTTTGAGACGCTTGACGACATAAACATGAAAAATATAAAGATGTATTATATTACACTTCTTCAGAATATTATGCCGGACAAGTGGCCGCAAATATATGCCCATTTCAAGAACACCAGATGTCCGCGTATATTGGAAAATGCGGGCATAGACGCCAAGGGGAACAAGATAGCAAAAGCCCATAGTTTTGGACCAACCCAGGGGTCTACGACCGGGCCTCGCGCAGGAGAGCCAATTACACGCTTGGCGAGCGAACAAATACCGCGTGCAAAGCCTGTTGTAGCGCCTCAAGCGGGTACCTCTGGTGTATATGTTACTACAAAGGACGCGTACAGCTTAACGGACGGCCCTACCATCTTCATCTCTAATGACGTTGAGAAAATCGCCAAGTTTTGCGTACAACAGGCAAACATTCCAGCGCTCGTTTTAGACGACATCATGAAGAAGATTGATTACAATAATGTTATCAATGAAAAACTACATGCGTTAGAATCTGAAGTAGAAACTATCAAGGAAAACGCTGACAAGCGCGTTAAGAACGAGGTTTCCGGATTTAGCGGTGGACACAAAGTAACCGGTAGAAGTAAATCAAATAAGGACCCCAAG